AGATGCACCGCCCAGCAACCCGCCTGTAGCCCCTTGAATCGTAACGTCCAACCCTCGTTGAAACGGCGTAGTTTCGCCTTGTGGTTGTTTAATAAAGCCAGCACGTTGTAAGACCGCCGCCACAGGTTGCCGAGGTGCCGTTACCTCTGGTGCCAAGTCTGGTCGGCCTGCCGCAGTCATTGCTGTGCCATAGCCCATTTTTGCAAGATTGGCAATATTTTCCGGCGCGGTAAGAAATACATCCGCAGCGCCTGCTAGTGCTTTGTATGGCGCACTAGTAATGATATCCATCGTGGACGCCTCGCGCTTGGGCGCAGGCATTTCAGATGGTGCCGCTTGACCAGCAGCCTTGGCCTCTAGTTCAGCTATCCTACGCAAGGCCATCAATTCTTCGCGGGGATCCATTATTTTTTCCCCCCAACTTGTTTACGCAGTTGATCTAACTCTGCTTGTTCTGCTGGAGACAATCCGCCAACCGCCGCTGGTGCTGGTGCAGAGTACTTTTTAAGACCTGGGCGGTCAAACAGTGACTTGCCACCTTCACCACCAAACCAAGCGTTTTCAGCGCCGTCATAAGTTTTGTTGGTCTTGTACCAGCGATCATAAAAGTTGCGTTGATCAATATCTCGACGCAATAGTTCGCCAGCCATTGACAAAATAAACTCGTTGGCTTGTTTGGTTTTGCCCAACTGCGCTCCGATTTGTTCAATACGGCGAGCGTCCGATTCCGTCTGTGGGCCTTTTTGTTCCAACTGCTTTTGCAACACGGCGCTAATAGCATTTGATTGAAACTTTTGGGTATCAGTAGCAAATTTGGCGGCTTCTGGTACTCCTAACGAGGCCAACACACTAGCGCCTGCGGCAATTGTTTCTTTACCAAAGCCAGTATCAAAACCTTTGTTTAGCGCGCTTAAATTTACCTCAATTGACGGCAGCGTTCTAGCTGCAAGCCCAGCAGCTTTAGCAATGTCGCTATATTGATCAACTAACATCTTACCGCGAGCGCCCTGTTCGGCTCTTTCCGAAACCATATTTACCGTTGTTCCTGGCGCTCTCCCAGCATTTGCTAAGTCACGCTTAAAGTCAAACAGCGATCCTTTGTAGCCTTGCTGTACTGCAAAGTTATATTCAGAGACACTTGTTGGTGTTGTCGGTGCCGCAGGCGACAACCGAGCAATATCCGAATTCAGTGCAGTAGCAATTGCTGTCTCACCCAAAGCAAGTGCTTGATTGCGTCTGCGAACCAAATCGGCTACGTTTGGTGCCGCAGGAGCCATAGCATTAGCCACCGGCGCTGCTTGAGGCATTGCTCCTGCCGGTGCCATAGCGTTAGTCGGCGCGGGTGCTGCGCCATCACCAAAGAGTCCGGCGACTTGACTTTCTCGATACTTTTGCTTTCGGAACTCTTTTATGCCCATGGCCTCTTGGTTTAAGTAGCCCTGAAAAGCCGTTGGCTCGTCGGGAACTTCAGCCAAAGCCTGCTCCAAAGAGCCAAGACGGCTTCTAATCGGGCCAACATCTGGATCATCAAATTGTATTTTTATAAGTCCTTTTGCAGCTTCTGGGCTAGATGCTTTAAGAAATGCTTCTTCGTAAGAAGCTAATTTCTGTGCGATCCGAGAAGCATCAGCCGCTCGCTTTTTATCCGCCTGACCAGCGGCAAACTCCTGCTGGCGCATACCAAACTCTTGCTGGGCCTGCGCTGCTCTCTGCTGGGCCATTGCATTGGCCTGCATTTTCTCTTGGCCTTGTGAGTAGCCCTCAAAGAAATTTGTCGGGCCACCTTGGTCAAGAAGTCCAAAATTAAGTGCCATGATTAGCGCCCCATGTAAGCAGGATCGTACATACCGCCGTACCCTGGCATTGATACCGGGCCTTGAGAACGCCCATAATTTCCAAACATATTGCTAAACCCACCAGACCCAAAGGCTTTTCCAATGTCGCCGTAGGACGATTGTCTAGCGCGTTCCCCAGCCAGCATAGCATTGGCAGTGTTATAGCCTTGGTTTTGCATGAGTGGGGCAGAGCCAGTTACAAGTCTTTCCCCTGCTGCGGCTGCTAGCGCATTGGAAGTTGGGCCGTAGCCAGCTACACCAGCGGCGGCATTTCGCGCAACGTCTTGTCTCCCATAGAAATCTTGGAGCGCCCGGCCATAATCTTGCGTACCCATGTCTTGCCCATAGCGTTGGGCGGCTTTTAAAGCACTACCAGAAATCAAACCGCCACGGGCAGCAGATTGCCGGTCAATTGCCCTTTGGCCTTCTGCAAGCCTAAACGCATAGCCTGGGTCAGTTCTAAAATCAGCCATCGTAAAGGGCCGAACATACTCGCCGCCTGCGGCTATGCCTTTGAGGTAGCCTGGAAGTGCATTGACGCCAGCCGTATAGTACGGTTGCTGCCTAGCAATGCTTTCATCGTACATCCGTTGTTGCAACGCCAAAGCACGGTCGCTAGACGCATTTGCAATCTGCGCCGCCTCACGCGCAGCGCCTGTTTGCCCACCGCCTGTAGCCTCGTCAAGACCGCCGCCAAGAGCAGCGCCAGCAAGCGCACCAGACGGGCCACCGAGAAAAAAGCCTGCTGCACCACCTAATAGTTGACCCCAACCCATAATCGTTCTCCTTGTTACCTAACCTAAGTCGCAGGAGTCTGCGCTGTAAGCAAACCGTTTGTAAAAGTCATGCTGCCGTCTGCGCCGAGTGCAGTCAGTTTAGCAGTCACGATTGTGGCGCTAACGCCAGCAGTGGAAGTGCCTGTCCCGCCATTGGCTATGGGCAGGATACCACTGACTTGCGTAGTTAGACTCACCCCACTCAGCGTCCCACCAAGCGTCAGGTTGCCTGCTGTGGTGACCGTACCTGTCAGCGTGATGCCGTTGACCGTGCCAGTGCCGCCTACGCTGGTCACTGTGCCAGCACCTAGGTTGGCTCGGGCTGCTGCGGCTGTCGTAGCGCCAGTTCCGCCGTTTGCTATTACCAATGTGCCTGCCAGCACCACCGCACCAGTTGTTGGGCTGCTGGGTGTAAACCCAGTTGTTCCTGCGCTGAAACTTAACAGGCCGCTGGATGCCACGGTAATCGTCCCAGCGCCGTTGGTCACAGTAATGCCTGTGCCAGCAGTCAGTGTCCGCAAGGTATAGCCCGTGCCGTTGCCAATCAGCAGTTGGCCGTTGGTTGGGATAGTGCCAAGACCTGTGCCGCCGTTGATGACCGGCGTAATGCCAAGGCCAGAGCCGGTGATGGTGTAGACGTTGTTGAGCCAACGAAACCATTGAGTCGTGATCTGACCGTCTTGGGTAAACATTACCCGAGGCGCAGGGATTTGGGTGACGTTTGCCATATCAACTTGACGTTGGACTCAGCACCAACTCAGCGCCCATGATGGCAATCTTTACCGGGTCAGTGCCGCTGACCTCGTAGACCCGATCTCTGGACGAACCAAGCCGCCGCCAGAACGTGCGGTAGCCGTACTCACCAATCTTGCCCATGCTTGTCCAATGCTCACTTGACCAAGTGTGACCGCTATCGTCGCTCCAGCGCAGCATGACTTGCGGGTCATAGCCTGGGGTGGCTGGAAATGACTCGGTGACAATATCCGCGCCGTCAATGTCTGGGCCAGAGTAGGCAAAAGTCACCAAGTTCTCGCCCGGCAAGCCCAAAGACGGTTCAGTAATGATTTCAAGGCCCGACTCGGTTGCCAGATATTCCCAGTCAAACTCAGCAATCAGTTGGTAGCTTGGCCCTGCTGGTGGGACGTTTGCCAACTCAGTAAGGATGCCGTCAGCAGTTTGCTCTGGTGTAACGCCCAGCCCTACGCCTGTTTCAGCGTCAAGCTGCAAGGTGTGGTGGGCTGTGCGTTTTAGGTTGTTCTGGCTTGACGGCAGCGCCCTCCATGAGCGTAGCCACTTTTGGATGCCGCCGTTGTCAGCGTACACATCCAAGTCAAAGGCATAGATGTTGCCGTTAACGTAGTCACCAACCACAATCTCGCTGTTAAACGCCATTTGGCAGTTTGACCTATGGCGCATAAACAGGCCGTTGTCAAACCCAGCCCGTTCGTGCCATGCCTGCGTAGATACATCGTAGACCCAAGTGGCG